ATTGATGAGATTAAAGAATTTTTTAAAGGTGATTACCATAAGGGATTATTATTGCCATGGAGTAAGACCCATGATGATTTTAGAGTAAGGCCTGCTGAAGTTACAATTTGGGCAGGATATTCTGGAGCAGGGAAGAGTTTATTTACATCACAAATTATGATGAGTTTGGTAAGAATGAATCAAAAGGTATTATTGGCATCATTCGAGTTAAGACCAGTATCCAGTTGTCAGAGAGCAATCAGACAAAGTCTAGGTGGTACAAAACCAACTGAAGATTACATTGAAGATTGGTTAGACTTATGTGATGGAAAATTATTTTTGTATGATCAACAAGGATACATTACACCTGAGACTGTATTAGAAGTGATTTATTATTCTGTAGAGAAACTGAAATGCACTCAAATTATATTAGATAGCTTAATGAAGTGTGGAGTTGCTGAGGATAATTACCAAGAGCAAAAAGAGTTTATAGACAAACTTTGTATTGCAGCTAGAGATTTAAAATGCAGTATTCACCTTGTGGCCCATGCTCGTAAACGGTCTGATGATCTAATGAAAGCACCAACTAAACATGATGTATCAGGTTCAGCTAACATAACTAACCTTGTGGATAATGTATTTATTGTGCATCGTACAAATAAAGATAAACGACTTAAAGATGGTGATATTACGGTAGAAGAACATAAAGAACTACCGAGTACCTGGGTAAGCTGTGTAAAGCAAAGACATTATGAATGGGAAGGTGAGTGGTCATTTTGGTTTGATCCTGATGCACTGAGATTTAATCCTACAAAAGATTTAAATAAAAAGGTTGACAACTTTGATGATTATCTATAGAATTAAATTGTAGGTTAATTAAACAAAGGAGAAAACAATGAACTACAGTAAATATTTAAAAGAAGTATTAACAGAACCAGGCATTATCTCATCATGCTATGAGAACTTTCATAACTACAGCTTTGGTAATCAATTACTAGCTTATGGCCAGTTAAAAGCTAGAGACTTAGACTTATCACCTATTGCACCATATAAAAAATGGCAAGATCTAGGTAGACAAGTTAAAAAAGGTGAGAAGGCTTTAGAATTATTACAGCCTGTACCTGTAAAAGAAAAAGATGAGTCAGGTAAAGAAACTGGCAAAGTGTTTACATTCTTTAAACCAGCTAGAAAATGGTTCTCATATGATCAAACAGAACCAATCCCAGGTGCAGAAGAATATAAACCAGAAGTAAAAATAGCTGAATGGGATGCAGAGTTAGCATTAAATAATCTATTAATTGTGGAAGAAGAATACAGTTTAGCTGATGGTAATTGCCAAGGATATGCAAGAGAAGGTTTTATTGCAGTCAATCCATTAGCAGAATATCCACATAAAACTAGATTCCATGAGATTGCTCACAATGTATTAGGCCACACTGCTGAAGGTAGATTACAGGATGATGAGAGAACTGCTAAAAACATCAAAGAAGTTGAAGCTGAATCTACTGCTTACATTTTATGTCAGTTGTTAGGTTTACCTGGTGCTGAAGAGTCTAAGGGTTATGTACAGCATTGGTTGCAGTCTGAAGAAGTATCAGACAAATCTGCTCAAAAGATATTTGCAGCTGTAGATAAAATCTTAAAAGCAGGTCAACCATCTTGATAAAATATCAAGTTTTTCAAGACCTCTTCGGAGGTCTTTTTTTGTCTTGCATTTTGCCCTGAATTCCTGTATAATTATGGCTATGAGGGGTATCGTTTTGCCTAAAGAAACGTAATCTCTCATCCTCCTTTGTAGGCTCACTTCGGTGGGCCTTTTTTATTTGGAGCATCGTATGCCGTTAAAACGTGGATCATCAAAGAAAACAATATCAGCTAATATACGCACTGAGATGAAATCAGGAAGACCTCAGAAGCAAGCAGTTGCTATTGCATTAAGTAAAGCAGGTAAATCTAAAAAGAAAAGGAAATAATCATGCCTAAGGTCGGTGGTAAATCATATTCATATACTAAGTCAGGAATGGCAGCTGCTAAGAAAGCTGCAAAGAAAACTGGTAAAAAGATGACCATGAAGAAATCTTATGGGAAGAAGAAGTAATGGCTAAGCCTGGACTATACGCTAACATTCATGCTAAGAGAAAAAGAATAGCATCAGGTAGCGGTGAGAAAATGAGAAAGCCTGGAAGCAAGGGAGCTCCAACAGCAAAGAATTTTAAACAAGCTGCTAAGACAGCTAAGAAACCAACAAGGAAGAAATAATGTTTGAAGAATTATTTAGACAATATCCTGGATTACAAAACTTGTATGAAAATGCAGTAGCTAATGGCTATACTGGTGATCCACAACAATTGCTAAGAGAATATGGTCAAGACTTCTCTAATGAGATTGGTGGTCTTGGTGCTGCTTTAGGTATGCAATCACAGCCTTCATTAATGCCACAAGGAATGGCACAAGCAGTTCAACAACAAGCTATGCCTGCACAGCAAATGATGCCACAACAAACAATGCCAATGCCACAAGCAATGATTGATCCTACAGTGATGGCATATCAACGTGGTTTATTATCAGGTTCAATCCAACCACAGAATCCTTATGGTATGGGTTTAGCTACATCACCATATGTTGGATATCCTCGTAATCCTTACGGTAGTCTTTTATACTAATGTGGTCATGGCATTTCTATCTAGGATTTAATCTTGGATGTGAATGGTATGAAGGTGAAGTAGATGGAGAGCCTGTAGATTATTTTTTAATTAACTTAGGGCCAATCAGAATACAAAAAGCGGAGTGGGCATAATGGCTGTTAAAAAGAAAGTAAACTTATCTGTTGGTCGAGGTGAGAAAAGATCAGTCAAACAGGGTGCAGGATTAACAGCAAAAGGCAGAGCAAAATATAATAGAGCAACTGGTAGTAATTTAAAAGCACCAGTGACTGGCAAAGTAAAGCCAGGCAGTAAAGCAGCAAAGAGACGTAAATCATTCTGTGCTAGATCAGCAGGGTGGACAGGTGAACGTGGGAAGGCAGCTAGAAAAAGATGGAAGTGTTAAGCCCATGTATAAAGAAGTGTTCATTCTTACCAATTCATGATGGCACATTCATTTGTGAAGGTTGCAGAAGAACACTAGAAGAGATCACTGAATGGTCAAACTATAGTGATGAAGAACGACAAGAAATTATGAAGAGGTTAGAGAATTAGAATCACTAACACAATCGATATAGCAAAAGAGTATTTGAGGGTAGAGTCAATAATTCAACCTGCTATAGATTTAAACAATGGTCTATACCATTCAGAAGATATACTGCGTGAATTAGTATCAGGTCAATATCATTTATTTACATCTGAACATTCAGCAATCGTTGCCACAATAAATCCATATCCTCGTGGAACTGTATTACATTTATTCTTAGCAGGTGGTAACTTAGAAGAACTAGAAGAACTATACAAAGAAACAGAAGAGTTTGCACGTTATCAAAACTGCAAGTCAATTACACTTATGGGTCGGTTAGGATGGAGTAGAAGCTTCTTACGACAATACGATATGAAACCAACCTGTTTACAAATGAGTAAGGAATTATGATAAAACTACATCACATATTTAGATTAGTATGCGGATTTGCAATGGTCGAGTTTTGCAGATTCTTTTACTTTCAACAACAATACAGAGGTCCAAGTTACGAATTACATAGACCATCTGCTCCATCATTATCAGCAGAACAACAAAAACTATTAAATGTTACACCTAGTTCTCAGTATCCTGGCTTTTATCAAATTGGTAACCAAAACTTATACTTAAGTGGCAATAAAGTTTATCAGCAAGATCAAAGTGGAACAACATATATACAACCACTAGGCACTAATACACGATTTAAACGATACAGTGGAGATATAAAAGGATTTATTTCAGAAGGAGATGATGCAAAAACATACTCACCATCTATGGCATACATATCTGCATTACAATCAGCACAAAATCCTTATGTTCCATTTAGTGCACCACAAGCACCAATTAATGTTTTAGGTTACAATCCATCATCATTAATCTCTAGCATCTATACACCTGCTAGTGCATCAACAACATATACACCAACAGGAACATCATACGGAGCAGGAAGATATTTGAGTGGTAGTGGACTGTTAGGGAAGCCAATAAGTTTTACACCAAGTAGCACAACATCTAATGTAAGCACTCCATGATCTGATATACTTAAATCATGTTAAAGATATTTGTAGGATTTGATGGTGAAGTAGAACCAGTTGCATATCATACGTTTTGCCAAAGCGTGATAGAAAAATCAACAATACCAGTTAGCTTTACACCATTAGCACTAAACACATTAAACAACTACATGGAAACACATGATGATGGTTCTAATGCGTTTATCTATTCTAGGTTTTTAGTTCCATATCTTTGTGACTTTAGAGGATATGCACTCTACGTTGATGGTGATATGTTATGCCGAGATGATGTAAACAAACTAATAGATGAGATAGATCCATACGCAGCTGTCTCAGTAGTACAACATAATTACAAAACAAAGTTTCCTGTAAAGTATTGCGGTAATAAAAACGAAGACTATCCTAAAAAGAATTGGTCATCACTCATGTTTTGGGATTGTGGCCATCACAAGAATAAGAAGCTAACACCTGAGTTTATTATGACTGCATCAGGTAAATATCTACATCGTTTTGAATGGTTAAAGAATGACTTTGTAGACTTGGTTGGTGAATTACCAATCGAATGGAACTGGTTAGTCTCAGAATATGAATACAATCCTGATGCTAAGTTAGTTCACTTTACAGTAGGAACACCATGCTTTGCTGAATACAAAGATTGTGATTATGCAGAAGAGTGGTGGCAAACATTTAACAATTTAAAACAACCAACCTAATTGGAGTTGTCATGGACGAACATAAACACGGAGGAAAAAGAGAAGGAGCAGGTCGTAAGCCTGGATCAGTTAACAAGTTATCAATGACTGTTAAACAAAACGTCATTAATGTATTTGATAGACTTGGTGGTGAAGATCACATGGTGCAATGGGCGACAGAAAACCCTAATCAGTTCTACAACATATACGCTAAGTTAATGCCTACACAATCAGAGTTAGGCACAATAGAAGGACAAGAGTCACCATTGAATGTGACATTGAATTTTGTGAAACCAGATGACAGAGATAATAGCTGATTTCCCACACAAGTTATCATTTCTTGGAGAACCACACCGATATAAAATAGCTTACGGTGGACGAGGTTCTGGTAAGTCTTGGGGTTTTGCAAGAGCATTAATTGCAATGGCAATACAAAAGCCAATGCGAGTGTTATGTGCTCGTGAAGTACAAAGATCAATTAAACAATCAGTGCATCAATTACTATCTGACCAGATACAAGCTATGGGATTTGGTGAATACTTCGAGGTCTTAGAAAATGAGATCCGATGTGTCAGTGGTAGTCGATTTAGCTTTACAGGTCTAGCTAACAACACTGTAGAATCTATCAAGTCATACGAAGGTGTAGATGTCGTATGGGTAGAAGAAGCACAAACAGTGAGTAAAAGATCATGGGATATTCTTATTCCAACGATTAGGAAACCAGGATCAGAAATATGGGTGACATTCAACCCTGACCTCGATTCTGATGATACTTACAAACGATTTGTAATTGATACACCAGAAGATGCAGCAGTCGTTAAAATCAACTGGTCTGATAACCCTTGGTTTCCTGATGTATTAGATAAAGAAAGATTGCATAGTAAGGCCACATCTGATGACTATGACAACATCTGGGAAGGTGAATGTAAGTCAGCCGTTGATGGTGCTATCTATGCTAACGAAATAAGAGAAGCACAAGAAGAAGGACGTGTGACCACAGTGCCACATGATCCAATGATGAAGACTCATGTTGTTATGGACTTAGGTTGGAATGACAGCATGGCAATTATCTTAGTGCAAAAAGGTATTTCTGATGTCAGAGTGATTGGATATATTGAAGATAATCACAGAACATTAGATAGTTACTCAGCACAGTTAAAAGATTTAAGATATAACTGGGGTCAGATGTATTTACCGCATGATGGTCGTACTAAAGACTTCAAACACGGTATATCAGCAGAAGAAATAATGCGTAAGCACGGTTGGGATGTCAGAATTGTGCCACGCTTAGATGTTGAATCAGGAATTAAAGTAACACGAATGAACTTCCATCGTGTTTATTTTGATAAGTCAGCAGAACGATTAATCGAATGTTTAAAGCATTACAGACGTAATATTAGTACAACAACTAATGAACCTACTGCACCGCTACATGATGAATATTCTCATGGTTCAGATGCGTTCAGGTATCTTTGTGTATCCATTGACGGTATGACAAACGAGTCATGGCAACACGAAGAAATACAATACAACACAATGGGAATAGTTTAATGGCAGAAAAATTTACAGACGAAGAGTTATTAAGTCAGATAGACAATGAAGAAAACATTGCCTACGGTATTAATGATTCTCAACTATCAGCAGAACGTGCAGAAGCTATCAACTTTTATTTGGGAGAACCTTTTGGTAACGAAGTAGAAGGCCGTTCTCAAGTTGTATCTTATGATGTTCAAGACACGATTGAGTCAGCATTACCACAATTATTAAAAGTATTTGTATCTGGTGATGAAGTCGTTAGATTTGATCCTAAGAATCCTGAAGATGTAGAAGCTGCTGATCAAGAAACTGATTACATCAATCACGTTGTAATGGAAAAAAACAATGGGTTTGAAATATTTTATGTTTGGTTTAAAGATGCACTTCTTTCTAAAAATGGTTATATCAAAGTCTATTACGAAGAAGAAGATGATGTAACAGAAGAAATGTATGAAGGTCTAACGGATGAACAGTTAGATATGTTGGCAAATGATGACAACGTGCAAATCTTAGAGCATGAAGCATATCCTGATCCATCTGTTGAGCCAATGCCAATCACACCTCCAGTGATGACACCACCTGAAGTAGAAAGAATGGATGGTGCTATGTCTATAGAAATGGAACAGGCACAAGCATTTATGCAACCAATGTTGCATGATGTAAAAGTTCGTATCACAGAAACTAACGGTCAAATTAAAATTAAAAACGTAGCACCTGAAAACATGATGGTATCTGTAGATGCTACAGGCAACTGCTTAAACTCAGCACGCTTTGTTCAGCATCGTGAACTAATGCACCCTTCAGAAGTTGCAGAGCAATTTGATGTAGATGAAGATGAAATTCATGAAATCATGGCAGAGAATGATGAGTTTGAATTAGAATCTAATGCTCGTGATATTTACTCAGAGCAATATGATAGAGCCGTAGATAGTTCAGAAGTATTAGTAAGAGACACATACATTAAAGTAAACGGTGAACGTCATCGTTATGTTGTAGTTGGTAATAGAATCATCTATCGTGATGAGTCATGTGAAGTTGTACCTTTTGCATCTGTTACACCAATGCTTATGCCACATAGACACATTGGCCGTTCATACACTGACTTAACTAAAGACATTCAGTTAATTAAATCTACATTAATGCGTGGTCAATTAGATAATATGTATCTATCTAATAATGGTCGTTATGCTATCTCTGATCGTGTTAACTTAGATGATATGTTGACATCAAGACCAGGTGGCATTGTTCGTGTACAAGGTGAACCAGGCAGTGCAATTATGCCATTACAACATTCTCCATTCCCTCAAACATCATTTACGATGGTTGAATACATGGATCAAATGAAAGAAAAACGTACTGGTATCACTGCATACAATCAAGGTTTAGATGCTGATTCATTAAATAAAACTGCATCAGGTATGCAACAAATCATGTCAGCTGCTCAACAGCGTTTAGAGTTAGTGGCTAGAACATTTGCAGAGACAGGCGTAAAAAGCTTGTTTATGTTAGTGCATAAATTAGTCAGACAAAACGTCACTAAACCTGACATTGTTCGTATTAGAAATAAATGGGTCAACATTGATCCTCGTGAATGGAAAAATCGTAAAGACTTATCTATCTCTGTAGGTTTAGGAGCAGGCAACAAAGATCAACAGTTAATGCACTTAAATGCTATTCTACAAATGCAAAGAGAAGCATTACAAGTTGGCTTGACAGATCCAAGCAAAATTTACAATGCACTATCTAAATTAACTCAGAACGCAGGATTTAAAGATCCTGATGAATTCTGGAATGATCCTTCTAATATGCCACAAGGCACACCTAAAATGCCTAACCCACAAGAGCAATTAATTCAAGGTCAGTTGGCTATCGAGCAACAAAAAGCACAAGCTGATATGCAATTAGAAGCACAGAAGAATGATGCTGATATGAGACAAGAGCAATTGCGGTCTGAAAATGATATAATCATAGAGCGTGAAAAGATTGCTGCACAAGCTGAGTTAGAAAGATATAAAGCACAGCTAAAAGCAGAAACAGACTTACAAATTGCACAAATAAAGGCACAGTATGGCGGATAAAACTTTAGAAGAAATAAAGCGTGGTGAACAAGCACAGAAGATTTTAGAGAATGAAGTATTCAAAGAGTCATTCACTGCGGTCAAAGATCACATTATAGAAGCAATGCAAACATCACCACTAGGTGACGAAACAACGCATAACCGTTTAGTAATTGCTTTACAAGTATTAGGACAAATCGAGAAATCATTAACCAATGTAATGCAAACAGGTAAGCTTGCAAATATACAAGTTAATGAACCTATCAGAGCAGTCAAATAGAATTTGGGTCAGGGCAAACCCATTTAAGTAGTACCTTTGCCTAATTAAATAAAGGAAATATTATGAGTGACCAAGCTTTAGAGCAGTCACCACAAAGTCGCTTAGAGGCGATGCTTGGTGACATACAAGACGATTCTGTTCAACCTATTGAAGAGGAACGTGAAGATGAACCACAGGCAGTTGAGGAAGAAGCTGTTGAAGAAACAGAAGAAGAAGTCGTAGAAGAAACAGAAGATCCTACAGACGAAGCTTCCGATGATGACGAGCCAGAAACTGAAGATGATGTTGAGGAAGATTCCGATGAGGAGCAACCTGCCCAAAACGTCAAACTAAAAGTTAATGGTGAAGAAATCGAGAAACCGCTTGACGAAGTCGTGGCATTAGCACAACAAGGACTTGACTACACTAAGAAGACACAAGAAGTTGCAGAGCAACGTAAAGAGTTAGAAGCTTTACAAGCACAGTTCAATGAAACTTCTAAACAGTATCAAGAACAACAGCAACTTAATAACTTGTTAATCGAGGATGTAGCGAAAGTCACGGCACTAGACCAACAACTAGCCCAGTATCAAAACGTGGACTGGCAACAGTTGTCTGATAGTGATTTCGTGGAGGCACAAAAGCTTTTCTTCCAATATAATCAGTTGCAGCAACAACGCACTGAAGCAGTTTCACAGTTTGAAGCCAAACGGCAAGACGCATTGAACAAACAGCAACAGATGATTGCAGATCAAGTCGCTAAAGGTAAAGAACAACTTGCTAAAGAGATACCTAATTGGAGTCCACAGACTACCCAAGAAATTATCGAAGCTAGTAAGGATTATGGGTTTACTGATAGTGAATTGAATGGAATCGTTGACCCTCGACACGTTAGAGTGTTGCACGATGCGATGCAATGGCGAAAACTAAAGAGTAAAAATTCGGTAACGAAGAAAAAGGTCGCTAGTGCCAAGCCTGTAGTGAAACCAGGATCAAAAGACCCTAAAAAGGCAGTTAACTCTAATGCTAAGAAATTGCGTGACCAATTACGCAAATCTGGTAAATCAGAGTTAGCATCTAAATTAATAGAAAATATGTTATAGAGGTAAATTATTATGGCAGTTTCAGCAACCAATAGTTATACTGGTGCAGGTATTGCAGAAGATTTCCAGGACATTATCTTTGATATTTCTCCTGAAGAAACACCATTGTTATCAATGGCTAAGAAATCATCAGCAGGCCAAACATACCACCAGTGGCAAACAGACGTATTAGCAGCAGCAGCGGCTAACCGTCAATTAGAAGGTGACGATGCTTCTTATGCAACATTAGCAGCAACAACAGTATTAGGCAACTATTGCCAAATTTCACGCAAAACAGTGCAAATTTCTAATACATACGATGTTGTTAAAAAGTATGGTCGTAAATCAGAAGTTGCTTATCAGTTAATGAAAGCTGGTAAAGAACTTAAACGTGACATGGAATTCGCATTAGTGCGTAACCAAGCATCATCAGCAGGTGGTGCAGGTACAGCTAGATCATCAGCAGGTATCGAGTCATGGATTTCTGGCAACAGCGTTAAAGCAACAGCAGCTTCAACAGCAACAACACCAGGTTTCTCTGGCGGTTCAGTTGCTGCTCCTACAGATGGTACAGCAGGTACTTTCGTTGAAGCAGATCTTAAATCAGCATTAGAATTAGCATGGTTAGACGGTGGTGAACCAACAACTATCCTAATGTCATCTGCAAACAAAAAGCTATTCTCAGCTTTTGCAGGTATTGCTGAAAAACGTCACATGGTTAACGGTACAGACGAAGCAATCATTACAGCAGCAGCTGACGTGTATGTTTCTGACTACGGTAATCACACAGTTAAATTAGATAGATTCATGCGTGATGAAGCAGTGTTATGCTTAGACCCACAATATGTTGGTGTAGCTAACCTACGTCCAATCACAAAAGAAGAACTAGCTAAAACTGGTGACTCTACTAAGTACTTAATGACAGCAGAATACACATTAGTGGTTAATAACCCTGATGCTCATGCTAAAGTACAAGGTGTTGGTGCTTAATCAACATTGATGTTAAAATAGAGGGGTAGGCAACTACCCCTTTATCTATTATGGCTATATTTTTTGACAAAGACCCATTAACAGGAATTACACAATATTACGATTACGATCCTACTAAGGATGAACATCTTATTCACAGTGTGCAAGATCCTACTGCTTTAGTTGAGCAGTTAAAACAAGCTAGAAATAATCCTGATGCGTGGGCAAAAGGAATGAAAGAGTCTTGGGTGCATTACGCAAGTATTCCACCTATTATTGAAATGCAATTAAAAGCTAAAGGCATTGATATTTACAATAAAGACCAAACAAAAGAATTACTCAAAGAAATAAACACAAACTATCCTTGGTTAAAAACAACAACAAAACATCATGGATAGAGAAGAACTAAAACGAATACAATTAGCAATACACGATTTAATTAATCGTGAAGATTACTCTAATGCACTACCGTTAATTAACGAAGTCTTAGAAAACTATCCTGACGATGATGCAACTTTAAACTTTATGGGTTACATTCATTTAATGGGTGACCAACCTGCATTAGCATATCAATACTTCAGACGTGCATTACAAGAGAGTCCAGGCAACAAAGCATTATGGACTTCACTAGGTCGTGCCTGTCATGAAATGGATATGTTTGATGATGCAATTAAATACTTTCTTAAATCTGCTGAACTAGACAATAGTTATTCACTAGCATATAGCAATGCAGCTGCAAGCTTTGTGCAAATATCAGAATGGAAAAATGCAGAAGAAGTATGTAAAATAGCTTTAGAAGCTAACCCTGATGATCAAAATGCTCAAATGAATCTTGCTCATGCTTACTTAGCACAAGGCAAATGGAAAGACGGATGGAAAGCATGGGGATTATCACTCAATAGTAAATTCAGAAAAGAATGGAATTACAAAGATGAGTCAAGATGGGAAGGCCAACCAGGAAAGGATATAGTTATCTATGGAGAACAAGGCCTCGGTGATGAGATTTTTTATGGGAGTTGTATCCCTGCTGCTATCGATTGTAGCAATTCAGTTATTATTGATTGTGATCCTAAGTTAGAAGGATTATTTAAACGTAGTTTTCCAAAAGCTAAAGTATTTGGAACAAGACAATCAGATAGTGTAGATTGGATTAATGATGTCAATATTGATCATCGCTGTGCTATTGGTGGATTACCTGAATTCTTTAGATTAGATAGTAAAGAATTTAATCGTGAACCATATTTAGTTGCAGATCCTGAAAGACGTAAGATGTGGAAAGCATTGTTTGATTCTTACGGTAAAAAAGTCATTGGCATTACAACACATGGTGGCAGTAAACGCACAAATAAAAAAGGTCGCAAATTAACAAAAGATGATATACAATCATTATTAAGTCGTGATGACTTAATTTTAATTTCATTAGATTACGAGGTAGATGAGAAGATAGATGGAGTGAAGTATTTTCCATTTGCCACGCAATCATCTGATTACGATGATACAGCAGCACTTATTGCTGAATTAGATGCAGTTATTGGTGTCAATACGACTGCACAGCACTGTTCAGCTGCATTAGGTGTCAAAACTATCTGTTTAGTACCAAAACATCACCAGTGGCGATATGCACAGCCTAGTATGCCTTGGTATAGACATATGACGTTGAAGTATCAAGAAGATAAAACATGGAAAGAAGTCATTGAGTCAGTTAATATCTGAAGAATACAGGGAAATGCAGGCTAAACTGCACGAAAACCCTAATTACGGTATTGCATCAACTTATTTTGCACCTATTGTTGATGACATTATCCAACAATTTAAAGTAAAAGACTTATTAGATTATGGTGCAGGTAAGTTAAGGTTACGAGACAGTATAAAAAGTGAAGTAAACTATACTGCATATGAACCTAGCAATCCTGACTACGATGAATCACCTGGACCTACAGAATTTGTAACTTGTATAGATGTTTTAGAACACATTGAACCTGAGTTACTAGATAATGTATTAGATGACTTGCAAAGAGTCGTTATTAAATATGGCCTATTTACTATTCATACAGGCCCAGCAGTAAAAGTTTTACCTGACGGTAGAAACGCACACTTAATACAACAACCATATACATGGTGGCAACCTAAAGTCAAAGAAAGATTTGAAATTGTTAGGGAAGTTGCTATGGACAATGGTTATCTTGTATTCGTAAAACACAAATAAGGATTTCCTAAATGGCATTTACTAATTACACTACATTCGTAGCGGCTGTAGCTAATTATCTTGGTCGAGATGATTTAACTTCAGTCATACCTGACTTTGTTGAGTTAGGTCAGCACAGAATGTCAAGAGATTTGCGTGTGCAAGAAATGTTAAAATCTTCAACCGCAAGTACAGTAGCAGGTGACTCTACAATTGCTTTTCCAAGTGATATGTTAGAGTTGCGTGATATTCATATAACAGGTAGTCCAAACTACACATTAGAATATCAAACTCCTGCTTCTTTTTATGCAAACAATCTAACCCATACATCAGGTGTTCCTACAAAGTTCACAATGTTAGGGCAAGAGTTTCAATTTGCACCTGTTCCTGACGGAACTCAAACTGTTCAAATCTTGTATTATGCTAAACCAACTTACATCTCATCTTCAAATGCGAGTAATGTTTTTTTAGCAAACTTTCCAGATGCTTTACTGTATGCAACTCTAGCAGAAGCAGAACCATATCTCATGAATGACGAGAGAATAGCTACATGGGCAACTATGTATGATAGAGCAATTGCAAACATCAAAGCAAATGACAAGGGTGCTACTTACCCAAATAAAACATTAAACGTAACAACTGATTAGGAGAATAAATTATGGCAGAGATGTCAAACTTTTTAGAAAACGAATTGTATGACCATGTATTAAGAAATGCAGCATACACTTCACCAGCAAACATTTATGTATCATTACACACAGCAGACCCAACAGATGCAGGAACAGGCACAGAAGTATCAGGTGGTTCATATGCTAGAACAGCAGTCACTATGGGTGCACCTACTAACGGTTCAGGCACTAACTCTGCTGATGTTCAATTCCCACAAGCAACAGGTGACTGGGGAACTGTAACTCACATTGGTATCTGGGATGCTACAAGCTCAGGCAATATGTTATTCCACACACCATTGGATACAAGTAAAAACATTACCACAGGGGATGTGTTTAAAATTGCTAGTGGCTCACTAACTGTTACATTCGCTTAATCATGCCTGCTGATGTTTGTGGTTTTACTACATTAGAGTCATTAGATGCTTTAGGTAGTATAGATGACTTATCTGTATCATTAGATGATGGTGCTTACGCTACTGCGTGTTTACACTATGGTGACGGCACAATTACCAATGATGGTGTTGTTGTTGCTGCACCTACAGTAACCATATCATTTAGTGGCACAATCACAGGTGATGCGGATGCCAGTGCTAGTGCAGGATTAATTGTTACTAGAACTGCTGATATAGATACATCTGCTAGTGCAAGTGCATATCCGACTAAGATTATATTCTTTAGTGGGGAAATAGATGCTACAGCAAGTGTGCAAGCACTAGGTGGTGGTCAATGGACAGGGTATGCTTTTGCAGGTGCTCAGGCAAACTTATATGTCTACCCTAATGCGATATTTGAATTTACAGGCACTATTTCAAGTAAAGCAGATATGAGTGCAGACTTATATATCTACGGACAAGAATGGACTCCTGTATCTACAGGTAGTGAAACATGGACACAAATAGGATAAACGAGGTAAATTATGGCAAAAACTAAAATTTCAGAATACGATTCAACCGCTAGTGCGAATACTGACATAGACAGTATTAATATCGACGAGGGTTGTGCACCTAGTGGTATAAACAATGCTATTAGAGAATTAATGGCACATCTTAAAGACTTCCAAGCAGGTCTATCAGGTGATACATTACCAATTGCATCAGGCGGAACAGGTGCTACTACAGCAGGTGCAGCTAGAACTGCATTAGGTGCAGGAAC